ATATCTATAAAGACCGTGACTATAGTAGAACCTATTTTCTTAAAGATAGTGTTGGTACCGCTATTGACATCACGGATTGGGATTTCTACTCTCAAATAAGACCAGTGTATGGATCAGATACTTTAGTGGCAGAGTTCACTATTACTACAGTACCAGCATCAGGTATAGTATATTTGAATATGAGTCATGATGTTACCATTACTATAGATATACCTACACCTATTAGTATTAGTTCTATAGTTACATCTAGTAATATGGTATGGGATTTAGTTACTAATGATAATACTAGTAGTAGATATAGTTTAATAGAAGGTAAGTGTACTATACATGAGACAGTTACTAGAGATGTTGCTTAAGGTGATGGTTACATATACAATAATAATAACAGGTTAGGTTACTTTTTTATGGCGCGCGAGGAAAAATATTTACTATAAGGAGATTTACTAATGTCAGATATATATCTAACTATAACAGATACAGTTGGAGTAGGTGTAACAGTAGAAGATCCAACAGTTTTAGAGATAGGTTTCCCAGCAACTCAAGGACCTACCGGACCTACAGGACCTATAGGAGAGACCGGAACAGCAGGAGCAACATGGTATACAGCAGCAGGTTTACCTCCAACAGATACCGGAGTAGTAGGAGATTACTATTTAAACTCATCTACAGGAGATATATTTCATAAGACAGGTGTTGCTACATGGGCAGTTATAATGAATGTAGGTACAGCATATACAAGACTACATACTATGACTAATGTTAATGACCATTCAGCTACAGCATATAAGATGTTTTATAGTGATAGCGCCGGGGCTATAAAAGAATTAACACATGGAACATCAGGTTATCTATTAACCTCAAGTGGAACAACAGGTAATCCAGAGTGGAAAGCCGCACCAGTATCTACACCAGTAACTACTAAAGGTGATATATATGGTTTCTCATCAGTAGTAGCAAGGATACCTATAGGTACGGATGGTTATGTATTAACAGCAGATAGTGCTCAAGCACTAGGATTAAAGTGGGCAGAAGCAGAAGTTGAGGGACCAAGTAAGATAGAAGAGGGAAACAGTTTGATAGAGATAGTTGATGAAGGAACAGGATATGCTATAGTAACTATTGATGGTACAGAGGTGGCTAGGTTTATACCAGGTAAATTAGGTATAGGTATAGCAGCACCAACAGCAGTATTACATCCATATTCAACAGCATTTCCAGTATTAAAGATTCAAAGACATGTAGCATCTCCATCAGCATTGGTATATGGAACAGCAGCATGTTTAACCTCAACAGGCTCAGAAGCTATAGATGGGTGGGGACCAGGTTTCTATTTTATTAATAAAGATACAGATAATACAGAAAGATATTTAGCTACATTTGGTGGAGCTAGAGATGGAGCAGATACTACAGGTCAAATAATTTTCAATACTTATGTAACTACCACAGGTTATCCAAGATTTAAAATAAGAGCAGATGGTACTATTGAACCAGGAGCAGATGATGCTCAAGATTTAGGATCCTCAGGTTTGAGATGGGATGATATATATGCAACTAATGCAACTATACAAACATCAGATGAGAGGTTGAAAACTAATATAGTAAATATAGATATAGGATTAGACTTTATTAGTAAATTAAGACCAGTATCCTATAAATGGAAAGACTATACAATATCAGGAATAAGGATAGTACATGACGAGAATGATTTAGAAGCGGATCCTATACCAGAAGATTATACTATTGATAAAGTATTTAATAGACCACACTATGGTATGATAGCACAAGATGTTATTGCTACTTTATCAGGAATTGGTAAAACCTCAGCTGATTTTGCAGGTTTAACATATGATACTTTAACAGATAGATATGGTCTAAGATATAATGAATTTATAGCACCGATCATAAAAGCTATACAAGAACAGCAGGTTATAATTGAAGACCTAAAGAATAGAATAATATTATTGGAAAACAGGGAGATATAATATGGCTACATTTAACTATAGTAAATATATTACCTATATATCAGATAAGATAGACTACTATGGTGGGTATGTAAATTACTATTATAAGATAGACCCAGCTATCAATAGTATTGACTCAGTAACCACATATAGCAATATTGTAACACCAGTAAAAGTAGTAGTAACTAATTTCAGTCAGTTATATATAGATGGAACTAATGTACAGAAGGATGATAAATTAGTACTATTAAAATCTACTTTAGGTAGACCCAAGGTTGGTGACAATATAGTAATAAATAGTATTGTATATAGAGTAGTATCAGTTAGCGACATAGCACCTAATGTGGACGATACATTGCTATACAAGATTCAAGTTAGATCATACAATGTTACTACAGAAGTAGATAATTTAGTAGTAAGATTAGGAGATGTGGCACCAGGGTCTATAGTTACAGATCCATATGCTATAAATGATCTATTTACACCACCAGAATGGTTGATATTAGCACATGGTCATCATAAATTAGACACAACTACCTTAGTAACTAATAGAATACATAGATTCTATTCTTTTGATGGAACATTCGAAGGTGGTGGTTATTTTCCGGATACACCATGGAAAAGTTGTTTTATGAGATCATATTTGAACAATACATACTTAACATACTTGACAGCTAATCTACGAGCATTGTTGATTACAGTATCAATTGAAACTCAAACAGACTTTTGGAATGATACTATTTCTCTATTATCTAAAGAAGAGTTATTTAATATTGAATGTGTCTCAAGTAGTGGTAGTTTTATACCATACTTTAGTAGTAATGCTTTAAGGATAGGAAGATGGATAAATGATGATCTATCTATGAGGTATTGGACAAGGGATGTATATAGTTGGGAAGCACCAGTAGGTGTTATATCGGTAGTAACAGATACAGGAGCATCAGGAACCTACTCTGATGCAAGTAGAGCAGGAGTTAGACCTATTATATTTTTATCAGATGATACAGAATTAGTACTAAACCCAGATGGAAAGTATTCCATAAACTACTAAAGGAGGATAAAATAATGGCTAAACCTATGAAACCAGCACCAAAGAAAACAAAACCTACAGTAAAACCAGCACCAAAGAAGACCAAAAAATAGATGAACAAGGGGGCTAATAAGCCCCCTTTTATAACTACCTCTTATTTATACCCATATCTTTATATGTTATATCACATTCAGATAATTGATAACATTCTTTACCTCCCCACAATCCATTATTAACTATTACACATTTACTAATCAATTCACTATCTACTATAAAATACTCGTTACCTACTATCATCATTAAAGTATTGAGTTTATTTAGTATCTTAACACCTTTATTATATTTTATATGATAGTGTTTCAATCTACCCTTTCTAGACATTTGTATTTCTATACATTTATTATTCACTAAAAGGTCTGGTTTTGTAGTTATCTTAGACGATTGATTTCTTACTAATTTTCCATTAGCATCACTACCATTCCTTATTGCCTTATACCCCCGTCGTCTAAACCAACTACAAACAAATTCCTCTATAATTTGTCCATCTAGTATATCATAAATGTATTCATCATTAGTTCTATTATCTCTAAAGAAATTACTTATATTCCATATCTCATCATCACACAATTCATCTACTAATCTAAAACTATAATCATTAATAATTTCTAAAGTTTCAATCTCATCTAAATTCCAATCGTTATGTAGGTACTTATATTTATCATAAAACGATATCCTCTTATATTTCAATGGTTGACCCCCTCACTCTGATATAGTGAAACAGGGGGTATAAATTAAAACCCTTTTCCTTAAATAGACCTAAATGCTATTGTAAAGCTCCCAAATGCTCTACAACGATACTTCTATTAAAAGGCATATGATAGTATACCTTTTATTATCATGGTTATTACCAAGGTAGAATAAATTTATGGTATATGTATCAATTCCTCCTCATCTGGATAATCTTTGTCCATGCTCTCATCAAATAAAGAATCCTTTAATTTTGAAACCATGTTCTCAATCAATAATATTTGTGCATAACAATCATATAATAATTCATCTGTAACTGTAGTTCTAATTTCCATAATAAAATCTCCTTTAGTTATAAAATATTAGTATCAAGATTATACTCAAAAATTTGATACTATAGGTGGCACATTCTTTCAGTGTGCGACAACTCATTTTGCACACTTACTACTTCCATCTCGTAACCTCAATTAGTTGATCTTAACACTTACTACTTACTGCCCTGAATGCATATCATCGTTTGATGGAATACATATCATCGTTGAGTCATTATCAAATATAATTTCCTTATAGGATATCGTTCGATAGACTGTAGACGACGATTCGTTTCGAACCTGTTTAGTGTTTGTTAGAATCAACTAATTGAGTACTGTAGAATTCCGAATCCTTATATCTATACATTATGTCGTGAGAAAGGCAAACCCGCCAAACTATTTTCATTTATTTTTAAATAATATTAGTGTATCCACTTTTATTTAATATAATCAATAGTTTACCTGCTAATTTATTTTTATACCTTTCCGCTGTCCTAAGAGGCATTCTTCTAAGTTTACTAAACTTATCTAGGCTAATCTCACCTGATAAAAGTAAATACTCTTGTTCTGTAGTATTATTCTTGATAATGGAAAACATTTCTTTCCGCATAATTCCTACTTCTGGATCAAAAAACCTAGACATAAAACTATTATTAAAGTCTTCATTTATGTCTTTCTTGAGATCTGAAAGAATTCTCTTTCTATTATCAATGTCTCTCTTCATATTTCTCAATACATTTAATACTATACTATTTAGAAAATATTTATATACTACATCACCTTGTAGTTTAGACATAAGATTACCTTCAACTATCTTAACATAGATATCGTTAGTCAAGCTCAGTTTATTTATATCTGTATATGAAATAATCTTGTCACCAACTTTACCAATATACTTATTTGATTCATCATTATTATCAAGATTATTAGAAATATAAATTACTAATTTCTTTATTTCTTTATTTATTGTAAAACTACCAACACCTGATATTGATTGTTTTATAGCCCAAAATAGAAATTCTTTTTCTGCTAGTTCTTTCATATCGTTTCTCCTTATATGTAGTTATCTTTAAAGTAGTCTATCCAAAATTTAGCTTTTATAATTTCCTTAAATTTAGTATAATTATTTAAATCTTCAACATTATTATACTTTTTATAATCACCATAACATTTAGAAAGTACCCACATTCTATATAGTCTTGCAACCATAGTAGTTTCAAAATCTTTATTAATTATTTCTGGTAGTTTATTTCTATGCTCAAAAATAATAATTTTTGAGGTAATAAACATACTATAACAATATCCACATGAGTTACTACCTTCATATGATTTTAATCTTTTACCACACTTATTGCAATTAGCCATAGAGTCCTCCTTTAGAGATAATCTTGATAATAATATAACGGTTACTAAGTATAACCGTTATATTATCTTAGTATTAGAAATCATTAGATATATCTATATTATTATTATTATTTCCGGGGCTATAAAAAACATCATGTGTCATGAACTTATAATAATTCTTATCATACAATAATTGAGTAAGTGTATTCCATATAATTTGTATAAAGTCATCAAACTCATCACAACTCTCACTAACAATAATCCTATAAACTATTTCCTTAATCAAATACTCCTGAGTAAAGTCATACTTATCATAAAGTCGTTTAACTATATATCTAATATCACCATACATATAGTTTGAATACTGACTATTAATACTATCATAAACATTTTTCCAAAGTAACCTACATCCTTCTTCATGAATAGTATCAATAGATATATTAAATTTATTAATCTTATGCATCGTATTCCTCCATTTTAGAATGTCTAACAAAACTTATTAAAGATGTAACTGGAAATAATTCTTCTAATGTTACACCCTCTACAAAAGCTATACCTCTCATCACTAACATTCTAATCGCTTGATTAATACTTATATTTTCACTCGCGCATAAAGTTTTAATGTATACTAAATCTGCTTCATATAAATTAACTAGCATTGGTTGTGTTGTTTTTATTTTTTTTAGATTCTCTCTCATATTAGTTCCTCCGTAGTTTATGTTATTTGCTAATGACATCTTGTTTCACAACGACAAATTCTTTAATTATATTATTCTTAATACCTTCACTAATTAACATCCTTAATACCTGACTTTTAGATCTCTTAGTATAAATAGAAATATCTTCCACAATACTATAATCATTATTAGATATTCTAATATATACAACCTTATCATTCCTTACACCTACATCATTTATAAATTTCATATAGTCTCCTTTAAACCGTTTTTATAAACATCTTTAAATATAATTTCACCTAAATCATTTAAATCTTTCAATACATCTGATAAGTTACTATACTTATCACTTTCTAAATTGTGTAACAACTCTATTGTTCTATAATCTTGATAATAATATTCTTTAGTCATGATTGTATTTCTCCCTCATTAGAAATGAATTTCCACTATGTAAACTATATGAACTACATAATCTACATCTTGTGGATAAACCATTAAATAAACTTACTCCTTTAACAATACACTCATTACCACATTCACATTTACATAGATACATAGATGCTCCATGTTTATTACTACAAGCTTTGTCTAATACAGTCCATTTATTGTATGTATTACCAATTGGATTAGATGAATAACTAAATGATTTTTGAGACCTTGTAATATTTAGATCATGATCTTTGATGAATTCATTCAATTTATTTACTTCTGCATTACATTCTAAATTTATCATGGTAGGTATGTCTCCTTTATAGTAAAGATTTGTAATATGTTAGTTTTATTAAAAGACGGTAAGAATGGCAAGAAACTTACCGCCTAATAATAAATGAGTTGCTACATTATGGAATAAAAGGTTTTTAGTACAGGAGGAGAAATGTTATAAATATGTTACTAATAAAAACATCTCTCTACCTATACACAGGTTAGTTAATTAATTTAGATGCTATATAATCATGTAATTATATCTAAGTATATGATATAACTATATATAACATCATTTTACCTTAAATATACTACTTTTACTAAACACTACTATTAGCAATAATAATTGAAAATAATTAAATAAATTACATTTATTTTATTATTATTATCAAGATTATACTAATAGTAGTAACCTATTTAGGTAGTAGTATACTTTCCATGCATTTCCTGAGCTCCGTAATCAAGACCCCATTGACCATAAATCATACCAGATCGAGCTGCTCCAGCGGTAGACTTTTCCTCATAAAACAAGTTACCTTTAAGAGGAACTGAGCACCACACATTCTTCACTAAAGGCATATTTATAAAGTAAATATTCTTAGCGGGAATATGAGCATCATAAGCGATTCCAAACTCACCGAAATCGGTTACTAATGTTTGCAAATTAACACCACCTACTACTCTATCTCTAGGTTGAGTTTGCAAATTTAAACTATAAAGATCTGATATCTTTACCTTTCCAGCCGATCCTACCCATATAACTATACCGGTCATATCGATACCAGCATCAGCCATAGTAGCTAATTTAGCATCAATAAGAGCCTTAGTCATATTAGCCATAGTTACACCAGCCGCAGATGAGTATGTAGTAATACTTTCATCTAACCCACCAGTAGTAGCCGCTACACCAGCTCCAGTAGATCTAGCATATACACCATTCCAACATGTATAGTTTAGGTTAGTATATACTTGTTTAAGAGCACCCTCGATGTTGTGGTTATGTACATCATCGATACTATTAACACCATCTACCGATCCATAATCGGATGCATTGCCAATCAGTTTAGAGTACGATGACAACATCTTATATGTAGTAACTACATCATACTTAACTATTTGACATGTATTGACATCCTGATCTCTAGTATAACTAACCGGTGTATCCTGAGACAAAGCTGCCGTCTCCGTAATAGACTGCTGAGTACCACTTGATAATGTCCAAGACGAACTTAGCGAGAAATCGAAATTACTAACGATTCTTGCCTCGGTTCCTAATGCTGCTAAAAATGGTGTATTACCATTTCCAAGCATGAATAATTCACCTGCATATTGGGGAAAACTTTCTGTAGATGCGATTGCCATGATATTATATCTCCTTATATTTTAGTTTGTTTCAATCTTATTAGTTCTGTAGTGTTCTTACTTCTAATAGCTTTTTCAATCTTACCATTAAACGATAGAGGAATCCCATCCTCTGATTCGTGAGATCCTGTTCCTTTCTTACCTGAGTTTAGGAAAAATCTTGGTTTACTATTCCTAAAATCAATCTTAAAGAAATTGTCTATTGATCGATTAACTTGGTTTCCATCTGCATCTATGCTAACTATTTTACCATCGTCCCCAATAGTAAAATTTCCTTTAGTTAGCTGAATAACATCATCAACATAATTAGGATCTACTCCTGCTGAAATAGCCGCATTCTTTAGTTTACTATTAATCTTCATATTAGTAATCATATCTTTAGCGGTCTTCAACTCATTCTTTAGATCATTAACATCAGGATCACTATCTTCATCTTTAGACCGATCCTTTAGTTTTTTCTCTAGATCCTTCTTAGCTAACCGTTCTTTATTCAATGCTGATTTCAATCCTGCTATGTTAACTTCAAATTTCCCATCTGAGTTTTCAACATAGAGATCAATATACTTGGAATCTACTTTATCTAAACTGTCTACTATTTCTTCTAATGCCATAATAACCTCCCGTTATTAATATAAAATTTATGAAATCCTTGGTTTACCTGTGTCTATATTTTCTGCATTTTTATCTCCAACAATTTGCTTACCCGTTTCATCAATGTATGGTTTTCCTTTAGTATTATTTGCTAAAGTATCCTTATCCATAGTTGTTTTCTGCAATAATAAAGCTTCTTTAGCTTTTTCCTTCTCCAATAACTTGATATCCTTCTTACTATCAAAGTCTGGTGAAAGTACTCCGCGCCTTTTCATTTCCTTATGAAATGTATTAATAGATATACTTTGATTCTGTCTCATTTTCAATAGTATATTTGCTTCTGATCCGTCTCTTAATTGTAAACCAAAATCTACATTGACAATAACTGTTCCAACCCTTTCAATACCTTCCCAATCACACATTATATCGTTAACTCTAATAATCATCTTCTGTAACTTAATAGCTAAATCCTGCAATGAGCAATTAATATCTGATACTGATAATGATTTAGATGTAGCTGTACCTCCACTACTTTTCTCATCCAATAATTCTAAACTTTCTAACATCATCCTATCTTCCAAATCTCTCAGTTCATTCATACCTGATTCTATAGCTTTTCCGGTATGTTCTACATAAACTAACTGACTTTCATTAGGTCCCATTATAGCTGATTTTGATCCAATAGTTAAACTATCACTCTCATCAAATCCTGTTCCAAATAGTATAGGTACTCTAGCTACATGTGTAATGTTCATCTGATCTGATAATGATTGCCAATGAGCTCTATTCAAATTAGCTAAATTCTGTAGTGGAGATACTCCACCAAAGAATCCAATTTTCTTACCATACAATGGAATTAATGGAATGTAATCTAATGATGTTTCTCCACTATCAAATAGATCCCATGTGTTAGATCCTTCACTAGCTCCTCTCCTATACAATTCCCATGATCCTGGATATAGTACTCTAATTTGATATATATTTCTATATCCCCACTTGTTTTCCGGAATAGTAACTGTCTCTAATATATGAGCTCTTACTAATACCTTTCTTGAATTAACCATACCTGATACCGCATTGATAACCTGCTCAGCTTTTATATGCACACAATATGGTCTAAAGTCACCTTCTAATTCATCTGCTAAAGTTAAATCATCGGTATTTCTTGGATAATCTACATATACATAACTAACTCCCTTAATCAACATATCTCTAAATACCTCTTTATAAAAGGTATCTGCATCATTACCCATTAGATCTAAGTTATCATTATATTTGAATATGACACTATTAGTATCTTCACTGAATACTATAGGTTTTTTAAATACTCTACCTGTATGATTTTCTACCGCCCACGAAAAATAATTCTTTAGTGTAGATCTATTCAACCTATTAATATATTGAGGTTCTGTCTCCATAGGTTCACGAGGCAAATACAATATATTAGCTTCCTTCATAGATCGTTCTCCATCCATTAGAGTTAAAGGCAACTTCCAATTCTCTGCCATAAAGTCATATAGACTAGAGGTAGAATCTACTGAATTAGTAGTATTATTATAAACTGATGGAATAGTATTTATACTTGTATTGAAAATTGTCATTTAATATCCCCCTGTTAAAATAGCAATGCTTGAGTTTTGAGTGGTGGTCTAACTGTCTGACAAATATATCTTGTTTCATCTGCAATATGATCTTCTGCTTCTGTACTAATATCTTCTATATTTCTCTCATCCCGCATCAATATTGGTACTGTTCTAATCCACTCTCTACAACTATTAAATACCCACAATCCTGGATACTCTGGTTCATCTTTCTTTGATTCCGACATTAATCCTATCATAGATTGCCATCCTGGTATTCTCTCATTGTCGGCTGGTTTAAATGGTAATCTTCTAATTTTATTAAACTGCTTAAAGATAGATGGTCCTGATTGATCTCTAAAAATAGATGGATCTGCTACCCACTGAGATATATTTAGGTCCTTAGTCCTTTCATATATACCAATAGCCATCTTTTCATTATCTAGTCTTAATCCTCTATCTGGTACTGTCTGACCTCTACTATCTTTCTCTACCATGTACCACTCATCTACTCTTATTACTGATCCTCTTGGGTACTTTCTACCGTCTGGTAGAGTACTACCATCACTCTTTACCCATATACCTAAAGATGCTGGTTTCTGACTTCCCCAATCTAATCCTATAGTATATTTCCAATTAGCTGGGATCTTAAATGGTTTAATAATATGTTTATATGGATCCCATATACCTTCAAAGAAACCACCTGCTGCAATGTCCCAACTACCTTCTAACCATGCCATCCTCTTCTGCATATTTTCAATACTTTCTAAATTCTTTATATACTCCGGATCTGCCTTCATTAGTATTCTATTTTCTCTGAGATGACCATGTACTCTAACTCTTATCTGACCACTACTATTATATATTTTAGTTAGTGGTGGAGCTGGATTAATAAAGTATTCCTTTACCCAACTATGTCCTGCTCCCCATGGATTACATGTTGATCTATATTTAATAGGTACACCCATTATACTACACCTATTACATGCTTTCATACTCTCATAACATTCCATAGTTGACCAATTAGTTAACTCTTCCCATCCTATCCATGGATACTCATGTCCATGATAATTCCAATAATCATCTGCTCTCTTCATATGTCTGAATAGTAGTTCCTCTCCATCTGGAAATACCCATTTATTAATACCATTAGATCCTAAAAACTTTGCATTAGGGAATAACTGCATATAATATTTCTTAGTTCTACTAATAATATCTGATAGTTGAGGAAAACTTTCTCTAAATATTATACCTCTATATGCCGGTCCATAACCTTTACCTACATTTTGTATAAAGTCCATTATCAATGCATCTGTTTTACCTGGTCCTCTGGTACCTTCATATAGTACTTCCCAATATGGGCATGTTATAAATGCTACCTGACTTCCTGGCTGAGGCATCCATACTACTGGTGTTGGTTTAGTATTACTCATTACTATTTTCCCAATGCTGTTCCCACTCACTTGGTGTATTACCTGGTATCATAACCACTGGATTAACATTAGTCAATTTAACTTCTTTAGCAATAACAAAGTCTCCTTGAGCTTTACCTAATAGTTTAGATGCTTCCAATCTCATACCAACTGCATAAGATGTGTCATTCATTATTGAGGTCCATAATGTTTCCCTATCTTCTTTATTTGCAATAGTTCCACCTTTAGCTTTTCTTAGAGATTCAAGTCTTCTTGCTACTTGTACACTACTATTCAATGAATTCAATGAATTGTATATTGTTGCTGCTGGGTAACCTGCTGCTAAAGCTGCCTCTTTCTGACCCATACCTTCCATTATACACAAAGCATATTTCTGTTGTTTAACTGTTAGCAAAGTAAATCTCCTTATAGTAAATATTTTTCCTCGCGCGCCATAAAAAAGTAACCTAACCTGTTATTATTATTGTATATGTAACCATCACCTTAAGCAACATCTCTAGTAACTGTCTCATGTATAGTACACTTACCTTCTATTAAACTATATCTACTACTAGTATTATCATTAGTAACTAAATCCCATACCATATTACTAGATGTAACTATAGAACTAATACTAATAGGTGTAGGTATATCTATAGTAATGGTAACATCATGACTCATATTCAAATATACTATACCTGATGCTGGTACTGTAGTAATTGTAAACTCTGCTACTAAAGTATCTGATCCATACACTGGTCTTATTTGAGAGTAGAAATCCCAATCCGTGATGTCAATAGCGGTACCAACACTATCTTTAAGAAAATAGGTTCTACTATAGTCACGGTCTTTATAGATAT